GTGACAGCACCTCTAATGCTTTGATTGCACTATTGGTATGTCCATTATTCTTAGCGTATGTGTACTGGTTTTCAATCTCAGCTACAACATCGATGTTTGTTTCAAGTTCCTTTTCAATCTCTTCAATACGCTCTTTAATCTCAGGCATTTGCGAAAGACGATAGCCTGTAGCGTGTGCTGATTGAGCAGAGTAACCTGCCTTCTTAGCTGATTCAGTAGCATTACGATAGACAGCGTAAGTCTGACAAAACTTTTCTTGTTTTATATTTAATTCTTTTTTAGCTAGATGCATGCTGAACTACCATTACTAAAGCAATAATAAGATATAAGAAAAGTAAACCATAAGTAATATCGTTATTCACAAACTTCACTCCAAGTTTCGTTATAAACTAAAATTTGTCTTGCAGTTTCGTCTGTAAGTTTGTCACCCTCTGAAATATAAATAGGCTTTAACCAACCACAATTAGCTGCTACGCTTCCAACGCTTGAGCAGCTTGTCAGAAATAGCAGAAGAAGACAGCTTGTTAGTTTTGTTTTCAATTTTATTTCTTTCTTTAACATTCTCTATTGCTGTCTCTAGTTCCTGCTTCTGTGCATTATCCCTTCCTGCCTTAAATGCAAGCAGCATAGGAAATACTTTTGTAAAAATATTTAGTACGCTAGAAAATAGAGACAGCATTTATAGAAACTACTTACCAGTATCTTTGGATTTGCCGATAGTCAAGGAAGCAAACTCTACTACCTTATACAGCTTACCAAGAATAGTATCTGGGTTTGGAGTACGTGTTCCAGCTACGATAAGACTGGCGACAGTAATAATACCAGTCACTGTAGAGATAATAACATCTAAGTTACTCATAACAAGATCAAGCATATCTTTATCCTTTCTATTTAATGTTGTCCATGTAGTGCGTTTTCTGTGATCGAAGTGAATTTTTAAACACTTCTGAAACTAAAGTACCTTCTCCATAAACATTGATATTCATTTCAATATCTTTATTGTTAAATAACTTCTCACAATCCTGTGCCATAGCTAGAAGTTCACCAGTAGTCCAAAACTCATACCCATTAGTTTCAACACGCATGTATTTCTTTTTACCATCTTCCATTGTTCGTGACAATTCTTCAGCAGATAGTTCTCCTTCCGCGCAGCAATCAAAGCCAAACAGATGAAAGTTTCTAAAACCAAAGATGTGCATCATACCAATAGCACGCATAGCAGCACAGGTACCGCCAGTCACAAACGTAGCATCATCACCTATGTTAGCCTTTAGAGCATCCCCATCCTCTTTGGTCTTGATACTATCTTTGATAGCTTGAGAGAAGGCATGCCAGCCATAGATGTTATCAGTCTTTTCCTTTAGTAGTTTAGTAACTGAAGGATCAGTCATAGAAGCAACAAAGAATTTAGTTGAAGGATCAACCTTATCGAATAGGGTAGATCGAACTATGCCATGTGTGCTAGTACCTTCAACTGGACGAGGATCAAGTATAACACATGCCCAAGGCTTTATACCAGCCTTGAGAAGAGTAGGATAACTATGCTTTACACAAATAATTTTACCTTTTGTTTTTCTTGCTAAGTACTTTAACTTACTAATATCAAGTGAAGGGCCACCTGAAACAATGATAGCGTGTTCATCGTTGATATTACAAGACCTTACCATGTCCCATTTATCTAGGATTTTAAGATTCTCGTTTATGTTATTGACAATAGTTTCCTTTGGTACACTGTCCTTTGGCTTGATAACAATAGGAACTTTTCTTGGTAGCGTTTTGTCAAGAGTATCTACGGCACTTGTTTGTGCAGGGATAATAGTACCTACTTCTTCTTCTTCCTCTACATTATTTTTTAGATTACCTTTGTAGTGAATCATGTACTGTGACAAAGGAGACTGAGCAAACGCTGCCAGACCTTCTGCACCTTGTGATAGATTCTGAACACGTAGGCCATGTGCGATATATATCTTTAGCAGACGTTCAAAAATAAAACCATCATGCCATTCACGATAGGCTGTTACTTCTCCAATATCATAGCAACCACGCAGGTCTGCTAGAAGATAGTGAGGTGATAGGTAATCAAGATTGAACGCAATGAAAGATGTTTCACTATAGTCAATATCTTTTCGACCTAAGTGAACAAGTTCAGCACCCTTCTTGAATAGCCGCAGTACCCTTTCTTCAGAAAAAGGTTTTGTCGTCACAGTATCTGCGTCTATCCAGATTAACCAACCGCCACGCGCTTCCTGTTCACCAATCTCTAACGACAGATCAGTTAGAGCATAGACTTTATTGCACCATTTGATAGCATCCATGCGCCAGTTGTACGGAATCTTACCGCCTTCCGTACCGTCATGCAACTTCATTAACTGCTTGTAGTTTTTCATGTCCTGAATGTTATCAAGATTACGATATTCAATCTTGTCTGACTCAGGAAGTTCTTTTACCAAGTCATCAGTAAAGTCATGGTAATAAGCTATTAGTTTAAGATCGTCCTTCCAGTTTTCAATTACAGAAAGAAGCATCTTTCTAGCGTATCTTTCAAAACCATCAGCACTAAATGAAGTTACAAATTTAACCATTGTTCTCTATCATCTCCTTGTATAATTCATTCCACTCTTTTGCGTAGTGGTTATCTATTTCTCGCTTGCCCTTCCAGTTTCTGAACATTGGCCCACCAGTTGTAAAATGGACATTGCGTGGTATGACTTTATCGGAAGTATAACCATCAATCCAGTTCCAGTGTTCACTGATTGAGCCAACATACTCTGACTCACACCAACTAAAAGCATGTAGCCATGATCCTGATTTAGTATTTACATCATGTACTGTTAGCTCCTTTATAGCAGGATGACTACAGTTCCATAGAACAAAGCTAGACCAGTTCTTTCTTGGATAGACATGCTGTACTTGATTGTCCATCTTGGTAGTATCGTTTGGATAGTAGCTGCTCTGGACACAAGAGAGAGCATGTTTGTCTGAACCGTAACGCTCAAATACTTCTGTAATATCTGAACGAACAAACATGTCACAGTCCATATATAGAGCTAGACCTGAGTGTTGATTTAGGAAGGGTATTAAAAATCTTGTGAAACTAAACTCGGTAGAGAACGGACGCTTATCAAACATATCAACCTTCTGTCCGTTCTCTACATCGTGCGTTCTAAAGTATAAACCGGATCGACGCAAGCTCTCTTGAACAAGAGGAACAATATTTATAGCTTTGCTTGCATGTTTTTTAATACTATAGACTAGAACATCCAAGTAATCTTTTTCTCTTGGATCGTAACCAATATAGATCGTGGGGATTTTATTACTTATCTGCGTATTTTTCTCGTTCATTGCTTAGTAACTCCATAAAACTATCAAAATCCTTGGTGACTGAAAAGAAATCTAAAGTTTTTTCCATTGCCTTTGTTAGTTCTTCTTCCAGCATACCGTCTTCTGCGTCTGACATCAGCATGTCTTTGATAATAGTTCCTACCAAAGTATCGGCAGTTTCAGGATCAATTTTAATTGTATACATTTATATCACACTCCTAAAAGTAAGTCAATAAGATTTCGTTAAGAGAAAGGACAACCCCTAGACCATAGGACAAGAGATGATCTTTCTCCTTCTAAAACTTTTGTTACTCTATGAAATACAAAGCTAGGAAATACAACAATACTACCTGCCTTTCTCATTTCTTTTAGAGTAGAAAATCTATCACCAGCTTGAGGATGTACCCACTTCTGTATCTGAAAGTCACCACCTTTAAAGTTATCTTTTAAAGTCAAGCTGAGTGATAGTTTCCTATGCAAGTCTTTACTACTGTTTTCAACACCAGCATCAACATGCCAGTCATACTTCTGACCTTTAGTGTAGAAGGATACCTGTGGGATTTCCAGTTGGCTTACATCAAAGTTCCACTCAGCTTCGATATTAGCCTTCTCAACAAACATTAGTAACATGGCCATAAGTTCAGGATTACTTAGCCAAGCAATTCTATTATTACGTACCTGATCCATACGAACTGAATCACCTTTCTTATGAACCTCTGCTTCAACAGAGTCAAGTTCTTTTGCAACATTATAAAGACCGTTACAAAATTCTTTAGGCAGTGCTTCAGGAATGGAATAGTAC